TGAACCATTCTGCCAATTTTAGTGTAGTAACCTGTTTGAGAGGTATAAGTTACGGTTGGGTCGGTAGTCGCACCCCCAACAGCAGGCGTCCAAGTCCCCTCCTCATAGTCATCCAGCTTATTAGCCGACCCAGTGCCGCCAAGGTAGACACCGCCAGAGGTTACAATATCGCCAGTTACATCTAAGGCTTGGGTGGGGGCTGCATTCCCAATGCCAACCCGATTGTTTGTACTGTCAACGTAAAGCGTATTGGTGTCTACGGTCAGATCACCGCCGACTGTGCTATCTCCACCAACGCTTGCAGCGGTTGTGCTGAGGAGAACAGCTTTTGTGCCTAAGTAACCACTCATTAGGTTTGCTCCAAGATACTCAGGATAACATCTGTTGCGCCAGAGGATGAGACTTTAAGGATGTCTGTCGCTTCCATCACGATCTTACCGTCTAACACAGACAGAGATGAATTAGCTGGAATAGGTACTGAAGTCACAATCTCAACGTCTTGGTTTGCTTCGTCGTTGTTACCTGCACGACCAGCCGTGTCAGACGACAGAGTGACAGTAGCTGTAATTTGCGATGACGTTGTGTTGCCTAAGACCAGACCTATGATAATCGTGGTTGTGGACCCTGCAACCGTGTAAATGTCGTCAAGCGTTGTGACCCCTGCCTTGGTTACAACTTTAAATGTATTTGCCATCGTATCTCACCCCAAAGCTATTGCAAGGGCCACGCTGGTCCCAGCCGGTTCAAAATCAGTCGTTGCAGAAGTCGCCGCAGACCCAAGCCCCAACGTAGTTCGCGCCGCAGACGCATCCGCGTCATCAATTAAGGACGCGCCAAACGTACTGATCGTACTACTTTCTACCTTATCTGAGTTCAGATTGGTGAAGTTCGCATCGACCTCTGCGTGCGTAAGCGGGCTACCCTTGCCTGATCTCGTGACTATCGTGGACATCAGTCAAGTCTCACTTTTAAGTTGCCCGCGCTAATCCTAAACACATCTCCCGTTTCAATAGTTTTAGGCAGAGCCGTGGAAAAGTCACTTGGATCAGTAAGCTGCGCCCAAGCCAAGCGGTTTCCACCAGAGCTTGCGTCATAAACAGCCGCGTAACTCACAGTACCCCAGCTTGCCGTAGCCGCTGGAAATTCTATGGCTGCGCTTGTAGCCGCCTCAGTTGGATTTGTGCCAGACACACTAAACGATGCGCTTTGCCGCGCATAACCGCTGCCGCTGACCTCAGTGCCAGCCGAAGCATCTGTATCGGCGCTTGTATGAAGCCCAACGTAAATAGTCGTCGGGCTTGTGTAGGACGTGTTCGTAAACACATGCTTTAGTAGTGCATCTTCAAGATAGTCGGTAAAGCTCATCAGTAGCTCCTTATTTTCATACGCAACCCAGCGCCGCCATATTTAGCCTGATTGCTTTCTTCATTTATCGCCTGCACCGCTGCAGCATACAGAGACGCCCAAGTCGTAATACGTTGATCCTCAGCCAAATAGGGCGCGGAGTGTATCAAAGAACCATACAAATAAGCATCAGGAAAATACGTCAGAAGCCAATTATTTGTATTGCTATCGCTTAATGCAGAAATCCGCGAATAATAATAAAGCTCTAAGCTATAGGTCGCATCAGGCGTGGGGTATAGTTCTATTTCACCTTGCGTAAATGCATAAAACGCAGGCTTTCCAGACGTGTCCAAACTCGCCTCGCGGCGCTGCCTTAGCTGATGATGACTAATAAGCTCAACAGGGCGATAATCACCTGTTTCAATGTGCAATCTTATCGGCTCAAGAAAGTCTGCAGGTATTGCACTATACTGACCGTCAACCTCAGCAGACGCCCTATTCTCCATGCGCCAATGCCTAATTTTTCTATTAAAGTCAGTTTCAGCCAACTTAATAAAATCAGGTATTACAGACGTTAAATCATCGCGGTTTAGAAAGTCCGCGATGCTCGATTTAAGCTCTGCAAATGTAGATAACGCCATTTAACAATCCCACCTTCTGCGTGCCGCTTTGCCCCGCTCACCCGTCCAACCCTGAGAACGCGCACAAAACGATTTTTTACGCGCCGCGTCTTTCTTGGTCTTAGGGTTAGGGGCAGGCGGCTTTAGCTTACTACCCGTTGCCTTATTATACTTTGCTCGGCCCTTTGCTGTCAGGCCAGCACCCTTGCTGACTGGCAACTTTTCGCCACGACCCACACTTAAATTCGGCCCAGATTTGCGCTTGGTAGGCAAGGCTAACCTCTACCCTCTTTTGCCATCATAAAGCTCAAATAAGCCTCATATTGACGCTGCAAGTTGCGCTCGCCACTGCGCCCCGTATATAGCACTTCAAACGTCTTTGGATCGACTTGCCTTGCCATAAACTGCATAAACAACGGGTCTTGCGTAGGATCAGCGTAGCGCTGCACGGGTGCTTGCGGCATACCCGCCGCTGGCCCTTCTGGGCGAACCATCTGTGTCGGCGCTGCAGGCATACCTGCCGCTAACCCCTCTGGGCGCACCATGCTTGGCAAAGCCCTCGGCATACCCGCCGCTGACCCTTCTGGGCGAACCATCTGCGCAAGATTAGGCGGCAGAAGAGCCAAGTAATCTTGATTGGTCATCTCTGGGTCGTCAGGGTAAACAGGGCCGCCTTGAAACATTCTATTCAGTTTAAACTCTGCGCGGATACGCGGGTCTGCGTCAAGAACGTCCGTAGGCCGCCTTTGATAACTCTCAGCACGGTCAAAAATGTCACCTATAAAATCTTCTGCGTAATTCATCGGTAGGGGAGCTGTTTCTCTAAAGCCGCCGCCAACAGAATATGGATTAACATAAGTCTCAGGAGCAGCAGGGGTTGCCATCAGACCATAAGCATCAATTGGCTCAACATTATTGCGAGACACCATCTCAGGTCTTGCACGCGGCCTTAAAGTCATTCCACCGTTCGCAGACCTAGCATCCGTAGCAATGCGCTCCACACGATCTTGTGCTTCATACGGCTTAGCAAAAAGATTGCCTAGCGCAGACAACAATCCACCACCCTCAAAGCGATCCCCAGACCGACCGGCACCGCCGCCGTCAATCATGTCAAGCAATCCAGTAAATCTTGGCCCTGCGCCATCACGACCACCGCGCAATGCATTAAGCGCACCTAATCCAGCCAGTAAGCCTATCGCTTGTCCCGCATTCATTTCTTTCTACCTTTCGCAGTTTTTGCCGCATCTTTAAACGCCTTAGCAGTAGGCGCATTTTTTGACCCAACCTTACGCATCTTTTCACCGCTACCCGCCGCAATGCGTTTTCGCTTGGCATGAATATTTGCATAAAGTCCTTTAGCCATTACTTATACTTTCCAGCCTGACACTTGCCAGCACGCTTACACGCAGCAGGCGTAGGACAATTTTTACATGGAGTAAATTTCATTTTTTCTTCCTTTTAGATTTTTTCGCTACAGAAAGAGCAATTGCAACAGCCTGCTTTTGAGGTTTTCCAGACTTCATCTCAGCCCGAATATTCTTAGAAATAGTTTTCTTAGAATGCCCCCTCTTTAACGGCATGAATAACTCCTTTTTGCGCACCATAACACTTTATGCAATTCCACGCAAATTTCTTCTTATTTCACCGCGCCAACTTATAAACGCGCCGCTCAAAGCAGTCGCCGCATCACTTGCCATCGTCAAACATAACGCATCAGCCAAGTCAGGCGAAGAAAGCCCACGCTTGCGCATCTCATCCTTACTTTCAGCCTTCATTTTGCCACTACTGGTAAAACTATAGCGAATGCTGGTTAGCTCTGCGATAAGCTGATCATTCTTTGGCAGCTTGCAAGAACGATCCTCAAGCCAACCCTTCGTCTTAAACCAAAGCTCGCTGCGCAGATTAAGATAGGTATCGCCCATAGATGGGCTTTCAGCTACGTTCACGCCGCGCACAGGCAGGCCAATCTCACGCAGGCGGTCTACCACACCTGAGCCTACGCCGATACTATCGACAAGTATTTGCGCGGGCTGTCTGCTGGGCGGTAACGCCTCATACTCCGCAACAACCCTGCCCACAGTCTGCATCAAATCCAATCCAGACCAAGACCTAAGCTCAGTTACAATCGGACCCTGACGCTTACACAGCGCAGTCTTGTCCTGCCCAAAGCGAGCCACGTCCAACCCCCAGACCGCTTTGGTATCTTCATCAATCTGCACATCGCGGTGCGTGGCATTTTCCACAAGATGAAACGGAATAATCGTATCATCATCAGCAAGCGGAAACTCACCCAGCACACGAATACGAAACGCATTGCTCTCCTCACCGTAGCGCAAACGCATTTCATCAACAAACTCATCACTCACCAAAGGACTATCCACGCAACTCCATCTTCGCGTCCACCAGCTATCAGCCATGCGCGTCTGACTTTCAAAAAACGTACCGCTGCTTCGCGTAGGGTTGCTCAACATAATCGTCGTCGCGTTATGACCCGACATAGACCCAGCAGCCGCCTCAAATACCTGCTCAGGAACACCACTAGCCTCATCAACAACCAACATAACATGCTCAGAGTGCACACCAGCCAATGCCTCCGGCGTCTCAGCCCTACTGGTGCGCGCTGAAATAAACATCTCACTCGGCGCAGACGTATGCTCAACGCGATCCGACTTTACGTTAAGTATGCTCTGCAACCCATCAGGCAACTCGTTAATCCAACGCTTTAACTCCGCAAACAGCGCATCAAAAAGCTGGCTACTGGTCGGCGCAGTTACAACAACCTTATTCGGATAATGCATCAAAAAATACCACAGCATCGCCCAAGATGCCGCAGTAGATTTTCCCGTACCATGACCAGAACGAATGCTAATCTTACGCTCGCCAGACGCAATCGCATCTAAAAACTCAGTCTGATATGGCAATGGCTCTACGCCAAGCACCTCCTGCACAAATAAAGCAGGCTTCTTACGATAGCGCCGCACAAAGTCAACCATCGTATTTTCTGCGGCATTACTCATGATTGATCACCTTCATCTTGCGAAGCGCATCTAAATGAAAATCACCAATATTAATATTAATCTGCTGCTGGTTTCTTCCACCATATTTCTCAGGGTTCCAATTAGACGCTGCAAGGTTGTGCTGACCAACTTTCTGCTTGAGTAACCCAAGGTCAACCTGATTTACATTAGCCTCACTAATATCCCGCGTGTGGTTTTCATCCAGCGCCTCAAAAATCTCCCTCTGGCGGCGCTCAGATACCTCCGAAATTAACTCAAAAGCCTGCTCAAAATGCGCATCTGCAGCATCCCTACGAGCGCTATCCACAGCAGCCGTAAGCTCCGCGTCAGATAAAATAAGATTGCGCAAAGTGCCGCTGTGGATTTCCATCTTCTGCGCTAAGGATTTAATAGATTTTCCCTCAAGTATCCACTCCCGCAAAAATTCAGCGCCACCCATTTGCCTAATTTCAGCTAAGCGCTTCTTCTGCAATGACCTACCAGCCATACTAAATCCTTCTCTAATTTCACGCAAATTTTAACATGATACCGCGCAAAAGCAAGCGGGGGAGGGCGGGGGGCTGCAGGAAGGATAACTCAGAACAACGCACAGGGAGGAAAGCGTTCTTCGCAAGGGCAGCACCCCCTACGATTTATATAACACGAATTTTTCTGTGTGGGAATGTATAATAATAATGGGGGCGGGGTGGGGGCTGGACGGGGGGGGCTTTCAGCAAAACGCAAGTTAAGCACAAAAGATTGCTTTTGCACAACTATAAGTGGAGCGCATAATAGGTATTATGTTAAATAATATTGCTTAGCTGTGTTTTGCTCTGCTTAAAAGTGTATTGCATCGGCTACGGTATTATAATACCCACGCGCGCCCGTATGCGACTGGCGCATTACTGTGTGTTGCGTCCAGTTTGTGACGTTACGTCACTTTGGTTTTTACTTGTTGCATTGATACTGTTTAGATATTACATTGGTATCAGAAGCAATGGAAAGGATACACCATGTCAAATCAAATCGAAGTTAAAATCGGACAATCATGCAATGGCTACCACGGCCTAATTGAGCAGCCAAAATACAAGGGATTAGATGTACGCGTATTTGAGATGCTGGACGATGGATCGGTAATATACCGCCATTTTGACGAGTGGTTTTCATATGGCGAACGCGCCAGAACGTATGGCACACCATTTAAAGCGGATGCATTTTGCATCTGCTAATAGTGACGCTACGTCACTATAGACGAGGTATCACTTTGCTTGCATGGTGATACCACAACACAACAAAAAGGAATGAGACAATGAAAGTTTTAACAGTTAATCTGAAATCTAACGACATTGGCGCACAGCGCGACAAGGTGTCTGACAACTTCACTAGAGAGCTTGCAATCATAGACCCAAGCACGGGACGCAGCATTGTAATACTGCGCACATATATCAGGGGAACGGTTTTCCATTGCTGCGCATGGTTCCACGGCTCAGATAAGTTTGGCTCTGGCTCTGGCTATGGCAAGGCGACGGGCGGCGGCTATTGCAAAGAAAGTGCAGCGATTGACGAAGCTGTCGCTCACGCTGGCATCAAGCTCAACAAACGCTTTGCGGGTGTAGGAGGCAGCGCCATTCGTGAGGCGGCGTTTGCAATAGGTCGCAAGCTGACAGGCAAGCGCAAACTGATTTTGCATTGCTCGCATGCTTAACCCTAATCAGGTCAAAGGAGGCTTACATATGCAAATCAAACTTAAAATTACATTGGACGTCATTCCAGCAAGCTACGCCGCTGCTTATGGCGACTTTTACGACCCAAGGTCAACTTCAAGGGCCATCGAAGAGGATGCGATGGAATGTGCAGAGCAAGCGCTTGCCGATTGGGTGCACCGTATAGGCTTTGCTGGGGCAATCCTTGACCCGCAATATGTCGAGCAATCAGCCTTTGAGGTCTGGAATGCTGAACAGGTAGTCAGGAATGGCGATTTTACCTCGTACTTAGCACAAGACTGCGAAAAGCATTTAAAGTCAGACATTGACGTTGACCACTACGTCAACACCGTGCTTGATGAAATGTGGACGGGTGTTCGCTTTGAAAGCTCAGACGGAACCCCGCACTATTACGAAATCCCTGCAATAGATACGGCAAACGGACGCCCCGTTGTCGTTAGACTTTAACCCCACAATCAGGTCAAAGGAGACTGACACAATGTTGAAAGACAAAGCAGAAAAAACATTTGCAAAAGATTTAGCAGGATTCGCAGTGTTTGCCGTGCTAATCCTACAGGCTCCGGCAATTATCAGAGAGCTTGCCAACGTAACCGCGCTAATCATGGGAGTATGAAGAGATGGACAAGCAAGACTGGATTGAAATCCTAGAAAAACTGCAGAAAAAAAACATGGGCTGGCGCGCATTAACGCCGGACCAGCGCGAAGCCATCACCAAAGCCACGGAGAGCCTTCGCAGCGCCGTGTGTAGTCTGTCGGACGGGTTTGACATTACGCTGGAAGATTGTCGCGCCCTAGAAGCCTCTATGTGGTCCATGCATCACGCCTTTGAACACCTTGAGCCAACCGAATATCAACTTGAGCAAATCGAAGCGCACAATCTTGAATGGGACTACGACACGCAAACGTGGCACGAAGTGGAGCCAAGCGACGAAACCTTGGACGATTGGGAGCCGCACGGCTAATCAAACTCAGCCAATCGTCGCGCCATGTCGCGCAAAATATATTTCAATTCGCGGGTGGGTATCGTTCCGATATGCCGCCCGCCTTCACTTGACCAAATGCGCAACCCGTCATGGTAAACGCTCCACCTTAGCGGCGCTTGCGTTTGTTCTCCAATTCCATCTTCCGCCATAGTATCTCTTGCCGCTCCTCGTCTGTCCACGGCTCCACCTGTGCGCCATATTTGCGGCGATTAGCGAAACCCTCTAATTCCTCAAGTGTCGTCACGCTTTGCAACTTGTCAGCCAGCGTGACGCCACGCCGCACCTTGAACGTGCCATGCGGGTGAACCGTGGCTGTTCCCGCCGCAATCCTATCCCGCAACCATTTAGGAAATTCTCTTTTCTGCAAATCTAAATCCCTAACTTAATTCGCCCGATCACGGGAACACGGAATTATATTATATATAATTCCGTTTCCGTGCGACTGATCAGCGTAGCCCTTATTTATCACGGTTTTGCACGGTTTTTCACGGAAACCACCCCCTAAACAATTGATTTCATTGCGCAGACTAAAAAGGTGCGCTTTTTTCGCCATCGCTAGTCCTTCCCTCCTTGCCGACAATCCAAATTTTGCCCGCATTCACTTCGCAATACCCTTTTGCAACCAAGTCTCGCAGCGTTTGCGCCCATGTTTGCTGCGGCTTCTTTGTCGTTACCTTTCCGACAAAATGTTCCTCTAACGTGCTGCTGTCGATACACCAATACTTGCCCGCTTCAGGCCATCCCGCGCCGCTTGGGTTTGGCCCCCCGACACGCTCCCCGCGTAGCTGCATGAAACACTTTAAGAATAGCTTTTGATTTGCCCCTTGCGGCCTCGCATCGCTCCGCACTTCCTCCATTTCTTCGCGCGTGGCTTCGCGTATGATACAAGTTGTGACCTGATCGCCGTCTTCGTCCTCCCCAAGTTCAACTATCTGCAGAACAAAGTTAATCTCCGCGCCTGTCTCCATGTCGCGCTGTTTCGTTGCTCTTGCGGTGCGAACGCGCGTATCTTCGTCGAATGAAAGTTCAATCTCTGTATCACATGCCGCTCGCAATGCGCTGGCCCCACGCGCCCCCTTGGACGCATCCTTGCCGCTGTGATGGACAAGCATAATGTGAACCCCTGTTCGCTCTCGTATGGCGTCCAGCCCTGCGATTAGCTTGGACATCTCAGAGTTATTATTTTCGTCCATCTGTCCAGCCGTAGCGCGTGCCAGAGTATCTATGACCAAAACCGTGACCGGCTCCATGCGCCGCCCGATTTCTGCCATGATTGCTTCGACCTTGGCAATATCTTCCTCTGCGTCATATAGGTTGATAGGCGAAGGCCTGACTGCAAGTGATACATCGTTGAACCCGTGCGCGTCCTGCAGCGCATATAGCCGGTTTTCGAAGGCTCTGCCGCCTTCTGTGGCAAGATATAGGACTGACCCGCGCTTTATCTTATTGCCGATCCATTCCTGACCCGCTGCAATGTGATAAGCCAAGCTCATACAGAAAAAAGACTTGCCCACGTTTGACGGGCCATACACAACCGAAATTGAATTTTCTGTGATCCAATTCTTGATTATATACGTGCTATCTAGGCGCGGTTTTGCGTTCCATGGGAAAATCACATCGTCTAGCACGTTGCGCGGCTCTAGTTTCTTGCGTGTGGCTTCCGCACCTCGCGCTACCCAAACGTCATTCCAGTCTAAGCCTTCGTTGTCAGGTAAGACGCATTCCACGCCATGCTCTGCGAAGGCTTGTTGACACGCTTTAACGCCTGCTGGGTCATTGTCTCCCGCGATGATAAAGCGCGTCTCCGGCTTTACCTCTCGCAGCGCGGTTATAACATCTGTTATATTGCTGGCGTTTAGACAGTGCACGGCTGGTTTGCCTGTGGCTTCGTGCACGCTTGCGGCGGTGGCAAAACCTTCGCAAAGATAGGCGAAATCTTCTATTTTGCCGCCGATAACGTGAAAGCAGCCTTTGTACTCTAAGCCGTAGTTGAATTTTTTCTTGCCGTCTTCGTCAATGAATTGCGTGCCGACGACTTTGCCTTTGTTGTTGATGATGCGGATATGCAGATCGCCCTCATCAATGATTGCAGTGTGTTGCTTTATGCGCTTTCTGGTTAAATACGGGTGCAACTCTGGCGTTTCTGGGAGCTTCACCACGTTATCTTGATTTTTAGGCACTGTTTCACTCACATATTCCTTGTCTGGATAAAGGCCGCGGCTGCGTAGAATTGCGATTATTCCGCGCCAGTCCCCGCATTGCCGACAGTTTACCTTTAGATTTCCTTGATATTCGCTAATCCAAAACCGATCAACACCTCCGCAACTTGGGCAAGGCCCGTGATGCTCTTGGTGACTTGTCTTTTTAAGCTGCAGCGCATTTATGATTTGCGGTGCATATACACTATATATGGGTTCTGGGTACTTGATCTTGCCTACATCTTGCCCTATCATTGCTTCAACAAATGCTCCTCCGATGGTTATTTGTTCTTCTTGTCTCATGATGATGTACTGCCCCGCGCTCTCCCACGCGGGGCAATTTTTTACTTAGAAGGGTATCTCATCACTGAAATCTGCGCTTTGCGCGGGTGCATTTGGTTTAACTGGCGGCAAGCCAAATGGGTCATCCTCTTGCTTTGCTGCTGTATATCCACCTGTATATCCATTAGTTGCGCTGAAAGGGTCGTTTGACGCTTCCTCCGCAAGCTCTAAGACCTGCACGCCGCGCAACCTAAGCCCAACACCAGACACGGCTCCCGTATTATACGCAAATAGCTGCCCCCACACGTTGACCTTGCTGCCTGTCGTTAGGCGAAAGTCAGGTGGCAAAGAGTTGCGGTTTGCGTCCTTTTGCAACGGTGGCTTTGTGGCCTCGCCAGAATAAGCACCTTTTAGCTTGGCTTTGCCTTGCGGCTGTCCATCGTCCAGTTCTTTGTACGGGTAATACATGGGCGTGGGCTTCCACTTGCGCTTTGTATCCGCTGCGGCAGTTTCCGCGTAAATCTCATCGCATTTCCTCAGAAATTCTGTGGCATCATCATTGGTCATGGTGAATGAAATTTCATATGCTGCGCCATCTTCCTCTGGTCTGCATGGCACAGTTTTGTTTTCCATGTTGTCGAAACGATAGGTTTGATTGATGCGCGGATACTGCGCTGTCACGTTCTCAAACAGAACTTGGTTTGGTGTTAGCATTTTCATAGACTTGTCTCCTTGTTTTAAAATGCTTCTAGTTCATCTTCCATCCACGGCGGGAGAAAGACTTGATTTACGTCAGGCCAATCTGTCGTAAATTCCCCTGTTCGTATAGCATTGCCAATTTTTTCCAGCGTGGCAAGCATGCGCTTATGTGCGTGCGCTAAATACAGTTCGCTAAGTTCATGCACAGTTGTGACATATGGTGCATTTTTTTCTACTGCAATGAGATATATGGTTTTGCAAGGCAAACCCGCCTCTTGCATTACATGTAAGTAAAACGCAATCTGCACGTCATAGTTATACCGCCGAATTTCTTTTTGAAATGCCTCTGGGCTTGCGTCCTGTGTTGTCTTTATGTCGATCATGTAGGGTGCGCCACCCTCTGTGGATGGCATGATTAGCCCATCTGGGCGCACCTTTATATCAACACCAGTTTTGCTGCAGGTTGTGAAGATGCTGGCTTCAGCGACAAACTTGTCAGAGTACACAGTTTGTTTGAGGAAGTCGCAGTGCATGAATGCGTTTGTCGCCATAGCCATGCACAGGTCATAGTCTTTTTCGGTCAGCAGCACTTTGCCAGCCTTGTCAGCTTTTGCCTTGGCATCCTTCCATTTGTTGCCCATGCGATTTTCTGGGCCGCGCACAACTAAATCTTTTTCAGGTTCCAAGATCAGTGCGTGTACTGCCTTGCCAATGTCAAAAGCAACACTTTCCTTGCGCTCTTGCCCCGCCCAATGCAGCAAGGATTTGCTCAGAACAATCTTTACGTCACTGCTTGAGATATGCGGGTGTATCTCTTTATCGTGATACTCATAGTCGGGCAGGTTGTATTCAATTTGCGTCATGTTGTATTCCCAATGCACCAAATAAGCTCTTCAAGAAACGTGTGGCGCTTCGTTTCTGGAACTTCTACATAAATAGTCTTGCCGCTTTTAAAGTTTATTTGAAAAACCTCACGGCTTCCGTAGCGAGTTTCCGTGGAACCTGCGCTCTCGACACTGTTCAAGTGAAAGACAAGGTAAGGCTCTTCATGCGCGGTCCACGAACCTATGTCTGTCCCAACTACACGTTGCAGCGACCAAATATGGTTCTTATTCTCTGGTTCTTTAAACTCAAATCTTTTCATCCCAATTCTCCTCTAGCTTTGCATAAAGTTGCGCCAGTTTGCGCTCTGCCTTGTCTATCTCTGTTAAGGGGGCAATAAGCTCCTGAAGTTTTTGCTCAGCCTCCCGTATCTCCTGATATTCTACCTGCAGACCTTTCAGTCGCTCCAGAACATCATCATGTGTCAGACGTATCATCCCAATTCTCCCTTGCTACATAGATGAACGCTTCCCAGTCCATCCTTACTTTCTCGTCGTGATGCGCACCATCGCCCATCAGATACTCTAATCGCATAACCACTGTGATCGGCTGTCTGTCGTATTTGTAGACAAGCACGGGTTCTTTGCCCGCTGCCTGCGCTGCCTTTTCGACCTGCATCCACCACTCAGGGCGAAACGTGTGATGCTTGCCGCCATAGCGTTTGCATTCGATAACGTAAGGCCAGCTATCATCATCCGCTATGATGTCGCCGTGGTCTGCGGCTCTATACTGCTCAATGTCGCGCTTTGCGTTTAGCCCTAACTCAGCAAAAAGCATATTTGCTATGCTGCGCTCAAACGATGCGCCTTTATTACGCCCGTTGACCATCCATTTCCGCCTTTAGATGCTCCGCATAATGCAGCACCGCTTGCTCCACAAAGTCGCTCCGACTTGGCGTCTTGCGCGTGTTATTGAACGGATGCTCAATCCGCATACTTTCAATGATTTGATCCGCATGGTGCGACAGGTGCAACATGCACGGCTTGGTATCTTTCATTTTTACCTCACAAAAAAATTGTTGACACACACTGCCTAACATTGGTATCAATTAGATGTCAACGGGAAATTGACATAATATTAACATAAGGAAGGATTAACATGGACAAGCACAAGAAATACGTAGACGCGCATCTACGTGCGGTTGGAATTGCTGACACAATACGCAGCTTTGCTGAGCGCGGCGAATTGGTTGACGCTGGCTGGGCGCGTGAAATGTGCCAGCACATCGACATCATGGATGAAGTTGTGCGCGGAAATGTTGCGCAAAATGTGGTACATTTAAATGACTGAAGATCAAGAGGTCGCGTTGGGCAAGGCTATGCTTGCCCTCGCAGAAGCGGAACGAAAAGAAAGGCCGGAAATTAAAGAAATGATTTCTTATCATTGTTATAAGAAGCATCAAAGAAACGGCGCAAAAGGCGGTCGCCCCAAAGCTGGGGAGACTGCCGAACAATCAAGAGAAAGGCGAGGTATAAGGCAATGATAACTAATATGGCGTGCCCTGAGTGCAATGGCGATGGCTACATCACCTATGAGGTGGCTAGACGGCAAGGCTTTGACCGAGACATTGGATATTTGGAGGACGTGTCCGAGACATGTCCACTTTGTCTTGGCGATGGCGAGATAGATGTAAATATATACAGGGATGATGATGATGAGTGAGGAGAAGTCAAACGATGCGCCCCCGCCAGTCAAGCCGCATCCTCGCGTTGACTTCAATACGAAGGTCGCGCTGGGTAGCCAGAAGAAGCATCAGGAAAACATGAAGGTCACACTAGACCGCGCACCTTGGGAGAAGTCAGATGAAAATTGATAAACAAGATTGGGCAATCTTTGCCTTGGTTGTTGTTATGGCGGCTGTGTTTGTAGCGGGCATCAGCGCGGGGTGGTGGTTATGACCTATCAAATGAGAAACCCGATTGTTCTGGAAGCCATTGAGAAGGCTTGGGATGGCTCTAAAACTCAGAAAGAAGCTGCGGAAAAATATCTTCAGATGTTACGCAGCGACAAGGAATTACGCGATGCGGCGACCGCACGTTACTTGCAGCGCATTGCGTCTGAGGATGTAAGTGCAAGGTCGCGGGGAAATCGTGCCAGCTTTAGAAAGCAAGCTGAGAAGATCTCCAAGCAGGTACTCTTGCAAAAGGGCGAGCATTCCGTTCCAAGCGTGTCTCTCAAAAACACGGCGGCGCTCTATGCGAAGAATATCTTTGATTACTTCGCGCTACCTGACTTAGGCATCTGCCTTGGTGACGCGATGAAGAGTGATCTGGAGCACGTCGTGCACAAAGAAGGTTTGAAGGCGAACACGCATCGCCGCAACCATAAGTTTCTGTCTGCGATCTTAGAGAAGATGCCCGAAGACAAAGCTGTTCGGGATGTCTGGAAGATCGAAGACGTAGAAGCAATTCACACAGACGTCATGGTGTCATGATGTTTAAGGGGGTCACGCATCACACGCAGAAATGCCAAGAGCCGGTCACCCCCAAATTAATCACATGGTGCCGCACAAGGTCCGCAGAAATGCCAACCTGTCGGCGCACCAAAGGGAAGGGTCAAGTAAATATCGCAGAAATGCCAACCTTGCTACACCCTTCCCAACCAATCACAGGGGGCCATCGTCAGAATGCAGAAATGCCATTATGCTATCGCCCCCACCAGTTTACAAGGTGCCAAATTGTACACGCAGAAATGCTACTAAAGGTGCGCACCAAAGGGAAGGGCCAACGGCACAACACAGAAATGTCAATTGACTGTCGCCCTTCCCAACCAATCACAGGGGGCCAAACGTTGTGCGCAGAAATGCCGTGTCATGCCCGCCCCCACCAAATTTGGGCCAACAGGCGCGCGCAGCAATGCCAAAACCCTAACGCCCAAATAACACCGACCAGAGGCCAATCGAGAAGCGCTAAGTAATGCCATTTAAAGAGCGCCTCTGGTCTTTAAAACAAGGAGAAAGAAATGGACAAAAGATACGAAGATGAAACGATTGCACAAATTTACCGCGCATGGCGAAACCGCCAGAACATGGTTCGGGCAGAGGGTAAGCTGGTTTTGCAAATCAAGGCAGTTTGCAGAGGGTTTTGCGACGGCGATATTAAGGAAGCGAATAAGCTATTTGCTGCTCTAAAAAAGGGTGAGGCTGCATTCGTTCATATCGCAGCGACGCAGCCGCTCTTTAACGCCCGCGAGCCGTTGCTGGAAGCGCGAGGTAGGTTTGAAAAGCTGCTTATCGATTTGGCCAAGAAGCTACCTGCCGCGTCATTTGTCGATAAGGTGAAAGGCTTCGGTCACTTAGGCTTAGCCGGCATTGTCGGAGAGGTCGGCGACTTCATGGCATACGAAAAAGAGCTTGACGGAATTTACAAACGTGCGGGGCTTGCCGTGATTGATGGAGAGCGGCAGCGCAAGCATAGCAACGCGG